GTTGTGCCCTGAGCACCGGTTGTGCCCTGAACGCCTTGAGAACCAGTTGTGCCTTGAGCGCCGATTGTGCCTTGAGCACCAGTTGTACCTTGAGCGCCGATTGTGCCTTGAGCGCCAGTTGTGCCTTGAGAACCTGACCCTGCCACTGGTGAACCGTTTGCGTAAGTAAATCCAGCTGCTTGCACATTTCCTGTACTAGTAATCAATCCTGTTATTGACAACCTATCTGTTGCAAATGTTGCTATAGTATTGGACGCCACACTGACCGTGACATTGCCGTTATTGACCACTCTTACATTGCTAGTGCCGTTTGATATGGCAGCAGAATCAATACCTGTAAGTTGTGAACCATTGCCAAAGAAATAACCAGCCTGTATATTGCCTGCGCCAGTGATTGCTCCAGGAAATGTTAGATTGCCATTTGCAGCAAATATCCAAGTATTATTATTTGCAGAAACATTTATATTACCAGTTCCATTACCATTTATGTTTAATGCGCTGTTGGCATGACTAATGGTCATGTTATCGCCAGAGAACACAAAATTACCAATAGCAGCATTACCACCGGCTGTGAATGGTGATCCGTTGGCATACAAATAATTATCAGTACGGATACCAGGTACTATCACATTGCCACTGGAATAGCTAAAATAAGGGTCGCTGGCAAAGCTATTACTACCTGAATTATATTGTATCTCTCCTGTGTTACCTGCGGGATAGTTAGTGGTAGAGGTAACTTGATTGGTGGTGTTGAAGTTTTGTTCTTCAAGAGTGATTGTAACATTGGCACCCTCAAACACACCTGGTTGACCGCTTGTGATCAAACTGTTTAACGCAGCTTGTCCAGACACAAACACTGCTGTACTAGCAGCTGCCGTGGGTGTATCATTGATTGTTTCATAGGGCGAAACGCCAGCGCCAGGTATTTTAATAGTAGCCATAGTTCAAATTTCCTTCAATGTATTTAGCAAAGTTGGCAAACAAATACTATAGCCCGTTCAAATTATCCACGCGATAAATGAATGTTTTGATGTCTATGTGTTCAAAATTTTCAATATTTTTGAACTCTTTGATATCTGCTGTGGTAGTTCCGCACACACGAATAAATTTGGTTTTAGGAAAATCCGTAACCAATGCTACCACTTGACGTATCCAATTACCCGTATAAGTTGGTGCAGCATCTGCACTTTTATAGAATACTGTGCCAGCATACACATTATTAAATCTCATTGATGCACTAGGCCCCATATCAAATCCCAACATATAGATACGATCGTGCCCATCCATTGCAGCAATTGCACATGCAATAGGGCCAGAGCTATTGCCATGATATTTTCTAGGAACAACCTGCGCTCCCAAATCTGGCAGTGGTCTTCTTGTGTAAAATCTATGATTCTTGCTGTATCCAGATCGTTGTATTTCTTCTGCAATTGGACGGTCAGTTGCCACAAGACAGTCGGGCTCATAGTCTCTGTACAAGCCATTACAGCCATAAACAGATCCCAAAGATCCAAATCTTGTTAAATCAATTGCAGATCGACTCTGCCCGTTGCCCAACACAAATGCCACAGTCATAAAAAAATCCCCCCAGTATGTAGCTGAGAGGATTATGAGTTCCTAAATATTAGGAAGTAACGTTGTCAATAACTGCCAATGGAATGTAACCATCTGGTGCACCTGCCACAGATTCTGTTGCTGTAGCAATATCCAACCCAGATTGTGAAACACCGCCTTCGTCTGTGAAGAAGTTGGCCACATAGTAATTTTCACTGGTATAACTAACTTCGCCCAAATTATCGTCGCTGTAGTCATTGGTAGTACCTGTCCAATCACGTACCCACTTGTTGCTGAGGTTACTGGCATATGCAACTGAACTGTCACCAGATTCGTAACCAATGCTCATGAAACCAGCTGCTGGCGATGCAGCATTAGATAAAATGCATACTCCTACTGGATATGCAGTACCATTTCCGCTGCCATCAACAGCAGTGACTGTGAAAATATCGCCCACTGCAATATTACCAGTTCCGGCACCAACTGTTTGCCAGTTAGTTGTGCCCAGCACAGCAATTTGATATGCTTGACCCACAATAAAGCTACCATCGGCCACGGTACTTGCTGTATAAGCTACCAGATACTTGTGGTTGCCTTTCTGACGAATAATGCGACCTGCACCTGCACCGGAGGTGGTGCCATCGGTATATTGAATGTTCACTGCAGCCAGCACTTCGGGATAGGTAGCACTAGGTTGACTTGTGGCAGGTGATCCGCCAACAACTCCCAAGAACTGTGCTTCATCTAGAGTCTGTGTGGGTGCATTGTAAGCCGGATTAGTAAGTGCGCTGAAAGGTGGATAAGCAAGATCCACTGGAGTGTTGGCGCCGGGGCTATCAACACCGGTATTTAAACTGAATTTTTGAATTTTTAGAGGACGACCCATTTGTTTGTTTCCTTATGAATAAGTCTGTAGGTTCTAGCTACTACGCGGCAGGGAAACCGCATAAGACGCAGAATTGCGTACAGCACTTATTTATGGATAATGAGATATTTTGAGTCCAGTGAGAAAACTTCTTAAATATCCACATGAACATCAATCAACTGCTTGAACAAGGCAATCAACATCGGTCTGACAATCAACCTGAACAGGCATTAAAATGCTATGCTGCCATACTGGGTGAAGATTTCAATCACAGTGCTGCATTTAACAATTATGGAAATGTTCTGCGAGAAATGGGCTATCCTGCTCGTGCTATACCTTTTCTTCATGCTGCCCGTGACATTGACCCGTCAAATGTCACTACTGAATTCAATTTAGCAGTGGCATTCCTACTCAAGGGAGATTACGAACTTGGTTGGGCCTTTTACGAATCACGTTGGCGTTATGAACATATGGCTGGTATTAAACCACAGTTGCCAAAACCTGAATGGGCAGGAGAAGATCTCAAAGATAAAACTATATTGGTTGTAGGCGAGCAAGGTTTGGGTGACCAAATTCAGTTTTTGAGATTCTCTACCAATTTACAATCAGCTGGTGCCAAAATAAAATTGGTTTTGAGTCCTGGGGTCAAGGCATTGTTTCCTGAGCCAGCTGGCAATATCATTGGCATTTACGAACCAGGTGAAGATCTTGGTGCATACGATTACTGGATTCCCATGATGAGTATACCCAGAGTCATTAAATTACGATTGCAAACCATTGCACATCAATTGCAATATGTAGCTGCTACTCCTGCCAAAGCAAAAGAGTGGGCAGACAGATTAGGTGCTAAAAAACGCATGCGAATTGGTGTGTGCTGGAGTGGCCGCAAAGATTCATGGATACATAAGTACAAAGCCATGCCTGTGGAAAAGATGGCTGAACTGATTGGCCGTAATCCAGAACATCAATGGATTAACTTGAATGTAGATGCCACACAAGAAGAATCACAGATCATCATTGCAGCCGGTGGTGAATGCTATCCAGGAACAGTTAACGATTTTGCAGATACTGCTGGACTCATGCATCATTTGGATCTTGTGATTTCTGTAGATACCGCTAACGCACATTTAGCAGGTGCAATGGGGCGTCCTGTGTGGATTCCACTCAATGCTTATGGAAACTGCTGGCGTTGGTTGCTGAAACGTGAAGATTCACCTTGGTACCCTAGTGCTAGACTTTTCCGTCAACCTGTGATGGGCGACTGGGACAGTGTGATTGACAAGATACATAAATTCCTAGGCTTCTTTAAGATCTGATTTATCAGTAACCAAATCTTGCGGCATAAGTAGCATACAGACTTTGTATTTCTGCGGTGGTCAACACACCATTGTAAACTTTGACAAATCCTATGTTAGCAGTCTGCACTTCTGAGCCGCTGGATCTACTGAACATTCGTAACTGGTTGAATCCACCGCCACCTGAATTGGTTCCTGTGAACAAATAGGTAGTGGGCTGAGTGCTGGTTGCACCCCATATTTGTCCTGTGCTGGTTGTGGTATTCCATGTAGCCCAACCAAAGCGCCACACAAGATCAGCACCCGAGCCAGGCAAGTTTACTGAAAAGTTGGGATAAAATGTATTGGGATTGCCATTGTAAAGGCCCATTAACCAATCCTTGCTGGCTTCACTTTGAGTGTTTAGTAGCCGACCACTTACGGTAGAAATTCGCTGATAGGCCATGAACACACTATAACTCTGCCCGGTCACCCAGTTGGGTCCACCATACATGGTGTCAGAGGTTGTGCCACCTGCACCTGACAAAGTGAATATACCATCGTTACCGCTGCCCCAGCTCAGTCTGCCGGTAGAGTTTGCTACTGTTATAGTGTAGGCTCCAGATCCGGCTACTACACTACCATTAACTGGCAAAGCCGAATAGTTGGCTGCGTCTAGATCATATACTAGGTCAACCCCGGCTGCAGAGGCAGCTTTCCAGTTGCCCAAAGTTGACTGCATTATACCGCTCATACAACTGTACCGTTAATCATCCAAATGTTGGCCGCCACATTCATCACAGTGGCCATACCATATGTGGTAACTGTTCGGTTAGCCGATGTTGAGTTACCTGCTAGATACAGACTAACTCCCGATCCAGGTGCAATCGTAATGTTGGCTGTGCCACGGTTCACAATGCTGAGTGCAGTGCCTACTGGCCACACGACTGATGTGTTGTTGGCAATGGTCAGTGCCAAGTTTGATGCACTGGTTGAGTAGTAGTGTTTGCCACTGTCTGTGAGTGCTGTGGTAACATTTGACGCCAAACTCACCTGCGGAATATTTAAGTAGCCTATGGCAAAACCGCCTGTGTTGCCTGTAACATTTCCAGTTACAGATAAGTTACCGGCAGTGATATTACCAGTCACACTTACATTGGCACCTGTAGTAACATTACCTGTGCCATTTGGGGTCAACGCAATATTACCGTTGCTGCCTGTGATAATGGTCAATGCACCTGTGTCAACAATATTGCCAGTTATATTCAAGTTGCCAGTGCTGACATTACCTGTGGCACTGATTAGGCCACCTGTCAAAATATTGCCACCGGTGATGTTGCCGGTACCGCTAGTAATACCTGCCCCAAATAGAATGTTGCCACCGGTGATGTTGCCTGTGACACTTAGCGATAAAAATGATCCTGCTGTAGGACTACTGACCACAATATTTCCTACCATGCCACCATGTGCAGAGCACTGATAAGTGTAGGTTCCTACAACATCACCGGGTATTTTCCAATAAAGTGTACCAGCAACTTGCCCTTGAGCTGACGCCGCAGTTGTTACTGTGCCTGCTGTGGTCACATGATTGAGTCCAGTGCTGTAGTTGGCTCCGGAACTTTGAATCAAGAATGGATGACCAGCTACTGCCAATCTAAATGCCAGGGTTGACCCAGCCGTTGCATAGATAGTGGGATTGTTGCCTGGATACTGGTCAAACAGATAGTAAAGAGACCCTGAATTGGTCACAGACAGGGCAGTGATTGCACTAAGGTAAAAATCATCCACTGTGAGACCAGCAGTTGTGGCGTCACTGGTGTTGCTGAACAGTATGCCAGTCGTGGCCCGACCATTACCAATAAAGAAGTTACCGGTCACGTTGCCCGAGGCACTGATGAATCCGGGTGTGGAGATATTGCCGTCGATGTTGGCATTGCTCAAGATGTTGCCACTTAGACTCAGTTGAGCAGCATTAATGGTACTATTGGTAGTGATGTTGCCGCCTGCACCTGCGGCACTGGTTAATGAAAGATCAAATCCATTATTCAGTGTGATGTTGCCATTGGTATTGATTGCGCCACTGGTGATGTTGCCGGCTACTGAAATATTACCGGCATTGATATTACCGCTTACACTCAAGCTGGTCAAGGTACCAATCGACGTAGCTACTACACCAGTCAGCTGTGCTCCATTGCCGATAAAATAGTTGCCGGTTATGTTGCCAGCAACACTTATGGTATTGCCATAGGTGATTTCTTTACTAGTAGCATTGTAGAACATCACGTTGGCCGTATTGGCTACATCATTGCGAACCGGTGCCACTGTGAACGTGTTAGCTGTGGTTTGATTCAGTGTGTTACCGGTGGCATTCAATATGATTGAGTTGTTGCCTTGAGCACTTTCCCCTGCAAGACTACCAATGGCCACTGCGTATTGACCTTGTGTGCTTGCTCCAGCACTGGCTCCAATAGCCACCGAATTGATGCGTTGATTTGCTGCTCCTGCACTACCACCAATGGCCACTGCTGCGTTGCCTTGGGCAGTTGATCCAGCACCTGAACCAATGGCCACTGATTCTTCGCCTTGTGTTTGTTGGCCAGCACCGCCACCAATGGCTACTGAAAATTGACCTTGGTCTTCTTGGCCAGCAAACAAACCGACGGCCACTGCCTGGGTGCCTTGTGAGTTATTACCAGCAAGGCCGCCCACGGCCACTGCATTGTCACCTTGTAAATTATAGCCAGCAAGGCTGCCAACAGCCACTGCACCAGTGCCTTGGGCGAGTTGCCCAGCACTGTCACCAATGGCCACTGCGTATTCGCCTTGAACGGTTAGACCGGCTACATTACCAATGGCCACTGCTGAATTGCCTTGAGTGCCGGTAAAAGATAATGTTCCACTTGGCGTTGAATTGGCCGATGCTGATATTTCTAATGTTGTTGCGTTGGTCACAGTGACCACAGTTTGATTTCCAGTAAACCCAGTGCCGCTTATGACCATGCCTTGCACAATATTGGTGGTACTCACAACTACCAGGGTGGTAGATGGAGATACAGCACCAGAAACATAGTTAGTTCCAGCACTGCTGCCACCACCAGCACCAGAACCAATGGCCACTGCATAGGTGCCTTGGCGAGTTGTGCCAGCGGCTGCGCCAATGGCCACTGCTTCAAAACCTTGATAGGTGTAGGCTGCACCAGCCCCAATTGCTACTGACTGGTAACCTTGATTGTTACCAGCGGCATCATCACCAATGGCCACTGCGCGGATGCCCTGGGTGTTAAAACCAGTGCCAGCGCCAATGGCCACTGCTCCTGCGCCCTGGGTGTTACCAGCAGCATCAACACCAATGGCCACAGCATGTTGAGCTTGACTGGTCAACCCAGCATTTTGTCCAAACGCCACACTGTCACCTGATGTATCGTTGAGTGAAGCACCATTGGGCAATGTTATTTTACTATTAGAGCCAAAAGTCCAGGTGGTGGCATTGGCAGTGACGGTTACATTGCCGTTGGCTGTGGCAATGTTGATGTTGCTTGTGCCATTGGCCAGGGGCAATCCAGCAGCACCGCCTGAGATCACAACAGGGTTGCCGTTGGCATAGTTTACTGCAAAAGTATTTCCAGGTAATGTTAGATTGCCCGCATTATTAAAGTCCCAGACGTAAATTCCGCTGGTAACAATCTCTGCACCGCTGTTGGTGACCGCTACATAATTGTTGCCATCGGAAGTTACTATTTCTGCGTAACCACCAGCAGCGGCTTGTAGCTCAATGTTGGCTCCTACTGGAGCAACTCTGCTGTTACCGGGCAATGTCAATATACCATTGTAATCAAAAGTCCATTGTGCCGAGTTGCCCACACTATCATTGCTGTTGATAACAATATTGCCGGTGTTGGCCAGTTGTATGTATTTGTTGTCATCGCCAATGAACTGATTGTAGTATGCATTGTTGCCGGTGTCAAAATGTATGTGAGTGGGTTCGTCATTGATATTGCCCCGCACTCGCAAGTACATATTGGCATTTGCGCTGCTACTGCTGGGTGCAAGATACAATCCACTGATGACATTGCTTGTGCCTGTTCCTATCACTATCTCGCCACTGAATGTTACATTGCCGGTGTTGGCTGATATTCCAGTCAACTGACTACCGTTACCAATAAAGTAATTGCCTGTGATGTTGCCTGTGCCACTAACAATGCCTGTGCCAAACAACAAGTTACCACCAGTTATATTGCCGGTGGTTGATACTGGATTGGAACCTAACGCAGCTAGATTAGCAACCACATTGGCATTGCCATAATTGGCTGCAATACCTGTGAGTTGTGATCCGTTACCAATAAAGTAATTGCCTGTGATGTTGCCAGCAACACTTATGGTATTGCCATAGGTGATTTCTTTACTAGTAGCATTGTAGAACATCACGTTGGCCGTATTGGCTACATCATTCCTAACAGGAGCCA